TGATTTCTTAAAAGAACAAGTAGCAAAATTAAATAAAGATGTAGAGACACTAATTAGAAATGGAAAGGGAGGACACTAATGATAGAGATGGTATTTGCTCTTTTACTTTTACAAGACCATAAGATTATTGAACATAGGTATCATGATTCATTATCAAGTTGTTTAAAAGCTAAAAGATATGCAATGAAAGATAAAAGCAGTAAAGATAGAGTAGTATATAAATGTATTCAATCTAAAGCAAATGTAGAAGTTTATATGGGAGAAAAGAAAATTACTTCTTTGATATTAGATTAATGAAATATATTTTAACTATGATAATGTGTTCTGTCATTGAAGGTCAAACAACTTGTATTCCTCCTTTTACATTTGAAACAAGATACAATGATGCTTATGATTGTATGATAGCAGGTTATAAAAAATCTTCAGAAAAAATTTTAGAGTTAGGTAGAGAGGATGTAAATGAATATAACATTTATGTTAAGTTTGGATGCACTCCTATACCTGCTAAAACAACTGGTGTCTAACTATAAAAAACATCTCTAGCAATCTTTTCTAATTCCTCAGATAAATCACTAAAATTAATTTTACATTCTCTTAACATTGCTGTAATAACACCAGCATTATTTTTATGAAAATGTAAATTAACTTTATCCATAGGATAATTTTTTATTTCTGTAATAAATTGTCCTTGATTATTAATTAAAAGTTTGAAGCCCATAAGTTCAGCTTCTTTTCTTTTAACTCTTTTTTTACTTTTGAGTTTTCGATTCTGTTGCATGTTTTTTCTTTAATAAATCTAGAAGAAAATCATCATCTGACTTTGCTCCTTTCTTTTTTGTTAATGGTTTATCACCATCTTTATACACTTCAACAGTTTGTATTCTTGCAGGATTAGTCATAAATACTGGTAGTTTAATATTGTCATGACTTTTAACCATAAAGAAACCATCTTCAGCTATACCAAATGTTTGTACATTTTTAATATCTATATCATCAGAACCTACTAAACATAAACGCATATGATATACTGGACCAATCGGTTGTTTTGGTTTACCATCTAAACCTAATACATTAGACATTTCTTTTTTCCTTTAAAAATTTTTTAGCTGCTTTTGCAAGTTTAGCTTGTTCAAATTTATTTTGTACCTTTGCTCTTTGTTCTAATACAGTAAGTATTTGTATTTTTCTAGCATAAGGTTTGTTAATATTTTTTACTTTTTTAATTGTATCTTTTGCATCTTTTACTGTAGCATATTTAATACTAACAGTATCTTTAGGATTTTCATCTGTATATAATCTTCTATCAGAACCTGGTGGTTTTTTTCCTGTTCCTGTTTTTGGGTCTTTACTCATTTTCAAAACTCATATCTGTTGCATGTTGTTTATCATAACCTTTACTTGTAAATGATTCTCCAATAGGTTCTTTAGGTAAAACAGGTTCAGGTTTATAACCAACATCACCTTGTTGTCCATCATCATCAGCTAAACTATCTATACTTTCAGTATACATTTCATTTAACTTTTCATTATTTTTTGTTATCTTTAATTTAAGATGGTCTTTTAATGCATCAATTTTAACATGAAGTATTTTATCTATGTATCTATTAATACCATACATAGGTAAATCATTTAGTGCTGATATAATTCTGCGAAACCCTCTTGCTCTTTTTTCTAATTGTGTTATTTGTGACTCTTTAGTCATGAGTAATCCCTCTCTAGTATCATTTCAAGATAGTGAATAGCTTTTTCAATATCTTTTTGTTTGCCTTTTGATTTATGTCTACAGATATATTTAATAGCATTACCTTCTGCAAATAATAAATTATTTTCATTTATAAATTCAGCAGGTTGGATTTTCATTTTTGAATAATGATTACCATCTACTTGTCTATTTAATGTATCATAGGTAGTTCCTTTAAACATATCTTTATGTGTCATTATAATGGTCCTTTCTCCATCATTTCTTTTCTTCTTAAATCTTTTTCACTTGGTTGCAACATAGCATTTAAATCATCTATTGTCAACTCTGGGTTGCGTTTTAACTTCTTGACTACCCATTTATAAGACCAAGGTTGTAGTCTAAATGTCTCACCACTAAAGTAATGAGTCTGATTAGGAAGTAATGTTAATATATTCTTTACATTAACTTTCTTTTGTTCCTCTTTATTTAACAAAGTTTTTAACCATTCAACAAGAATAGCTTTAGCTTTATTTCTTATTTTACTCATCTCTTTTGTATTCATTTCTTTCTCTCCAATAATCTAAAAACTTTTCATCTTCAAAATATCTAGCAATCATATCAGGTGGTACTTGTTCTGATACAATGCAATCATATACAACTTCGTAATCTTTTTCTTTTACTTTCATTTTTTTAACTTTATTAATTTAAAATTATTTTCTCTATCAAAATATCTATATGACATTCTTACTGGCATAAATTTATAAACATAATCAAACACAATAGTTTCATCTAATTCTTTACAACTATAAACATCAAGCTGTACTAATGCAGGATTGTTTTCATCCCATGAGTGTAAAGTTATATGGGATGTTTCTATTATAGTCACACAAGTTAATCCTCTATTACCTTTTATATCACAATACTTTGCATATGGTCCTGCAAGTATTTTCATATCAATATCTTTAATTAAATTCTTAGTCCACTTCCTCATCATTTTTAAATCTTTAGGAGGGTCTAAGACCTCTGCTCTAACTAACAAATGTTTATGTTTTAATTCTTGTTGCATTAATTTGTTATAGATGAATCATAATTTTTAGCTAACTTCCAATAAGCTAATATATTATTAAACATATTAATATGTTTTTTATGAGAATCTTTATCCCAAATATGACAACAAATTAATTCGTTATCTTTTCTATCAACAAAAATAGAAACTCTTTCTACATTATCATGATGTTCACAACCTTGTGCATAAGCTGATAATTGCATACCATGTTCATCATAAACTAATTTAGCAGGGTTTTTACCTTCTAAATTATTTTTAGTTTTAAAATCTATAAATATTCCTGACTTAGAATATAAATCTATTTTACCACCATAACCTAATTTAGCACAAAAAGAATCTTCAGCTATCCATTTTTCATTAGGAAAAGTTTTATCTAAATAATTTTTAATTATACGATAAGTAGGATTATCTTCTTTTCCTGCAAAACCATTTTCAATTAAAGTATGAATCTTTGTACCTTCTATTGCAGCTTCTTTGCTAATTTTTTTAGAGTCTTCTTTACATCTATAAGAAAAAGATTCAACTGATTCTCCTTCTTCTTTTTTTAAAGTTAATGCAGAATTTAAAGCTTGTTCTATTTTCCAATTTTCTAAAGATGGTTTAGCTATCATACCTAATATAGTGGTGACTGATGGAACTAATTTTTGTTTTTTTGCATCTCTAAGAGTTGTATTTCTTTCTTTACCATTAGCACCTATTATAGTATACATAGGTTTACCTTCTCTAGTATACCAATGTCCAGATTCAGATGCAAACTTACTGTAAGTATCTAATTTATTAGTGTGTTTCTGCCCAGTTGTTTCCAATTTTATATTCTCCATTTAATTTACATCTAAGATTTAATTTTTTACCTGCATCTATAATTGATTGTACAGCTAATTTACCAAACTCATTTGCCCTTTCTTGTTCAACTTCATATTGAAACTCATCATGTACATTTACTACAGGATAAGCTTTGATTTGTTTATCTATAACATATTGCTCAAGCTTTGTCAACGCAACCTTCATAACTGTTGCTCCTGCTCCCTGTAATAGACTATTTAAGGCTGCGTGGGGGTGTCTGATGATGATTTTTCTTCCATCAAGTCCTTTGAGCCATCTTCTGTTAGATTTAGATACTGCATCCACTTGTTCTCGTAAGTTTCTAAGACTTGGTGTTGCTCGTAAAAACTTTTCTTTAACTCTTTCGCCATCTCTTTCCGAACCTCCAATGATGCTTCCGATTTTTTTATTTCCTGCTCCATAGATGAAGGCATAGATAAAAGTCTTCGCTGCATCTCTTGTTTCCAAACCAGCAGCAATTTTATTTGCTGTGTGTATATCTCCATTAATAACTTCATTTGTATATTCCTTATCATTCATGTAGTGTGCTAACATTCTTAACTCAAGTCCTGAAGCATCAACACCTACTAATTTATATCCTTTCTCTACTATCCATAATCCTCTACATTCTTTTCCATAAGGTGAGTACACAGCAGGTATCTGTGCCATGTTGGGTGCTTGATGTGACATTCTACCAGTAATAGTACCATTAGTAATTACTTTGCCATGTACTCTCCCATCTTCCTTAATTGCTTCTACCCAGGAGGAAACTTGGGCAATTCTTTTTTGAAGCATTAAGTATTCGTTTATTAACTTAGCTTCAGGTATGTTTGTTATCTCTGATAAAACTTTTTCATCTACAATTACATGACCCTTATCAGTTTTCTTTTTAGGTTTCCAACCAAGCTTCATTAGTCTTTCACCTATTTGTTGTCTAGAACCAAGATTAAATTCTTTATATTTAACTTTAGTAAAAGGTACTCCCTTTACATACCCTCTTGCTTTGTTATTAGATTTAGGAATAAACACTTCTTCTATTCTTAGAGGAGGAAATGTAGCCCTAACCTTATTTTGTAAATCATTCATGTGTTCTTGAAACTTAGCTTGTAATTCATATGCTCCTACAACATCAATCTTAAATCCTCTTTCATGTTGTCTTTGAATTATTTTAGCAACTTCATGTTCAAGTTCAACTGAATAACCAAAATCTTTTACTCTTTTAATTAAGAAATTATATAGTCTTTGTGTTAAGTCTACATCATTTCTACAATACTTTAACATCTCTTCACTAAAAAAATCAAATTGTTCAAACTCAATCTTACTATGACCAAGCTTTGTTCCCCAATTTTTTAGTGAGTGTCCACCATCTATAACTGGATTTAATAATCTAGATAATACAAGTGTATCTGTTATCTTACAGTTTTTAAATAAATCATAACCAAAAAATTTATTTAATACTGGTATATCAAATCCAATTATATTATGTCCAATAACTTCTTCAGTTTGTTTTATAAACTCTTCAAACCTATGCAGATTGTTTTCTTTAAACTGATAAAATGTATCACCATGTTTACAAACAATACACCAAACTTTATCTGCAGTTAATGTTGTTTCTATATCAAATACAACTTTATTAAAAGTCACTAGACTGTACCTCAATTAATCTTCCAGTATCATTGTTATACTTTAGATTACTACATGGTCCAGTTAATCCAGAAAATCTATTCTTTAATACTCTAACTCTAGTAGTACTTCTAATTTCTGGGTCATCATTCTGTGCATCTCTTTCAAGTCCAATAACAATATCACTTAGCTGTCCTATACTTGCTGAACCTCTTAATTGTGATAGTGATGTTGCTGCACCTTCTTCATGTCCTTTGCCATCTGGTCTTCTCAAATGAGATACAACCATCATAGCAACACCAGTCTCTTGTACTAAAGTTCTAAGTCTAGTCATGATTTCATCTAATGCTCTTCTCTCATCACCATGACTTTGGTCTGATACAATAATACTAACATGGTCTATAACAATGTATTTACAGTCTAAACCTTTTGCTAAAAATCTAACCCTTGATACTATATTATCAATAGAGTTAGAACCAAAATGGTCAAACATAAATACTCTACCAGTACCTACTGTCTTATCAAAGTAAGTTTTCATCTCTTCTTTACTTAGATGTACATCAGGTAAATGTAATCTTTGATTAGCTTCAATACTCATTAAACCTTTTGAAGTTATTACTGGTGTTTCTTCTAACATTAACAAACCAATATTATCTTGTGTTGATTTAATGATATGATGTATAATCTCTCGCATAACTTGAGTCTTACCTAAACCACTACCTGCAGTAAAAGTGACTAACTCTGATGGTCTGATACCATAAGTTATTTTATTTAATTCTTCAAATGGATATTGAACAAATGATTTTATTGTTGGTTTTGTTATCTCATCAAATAAACTATTAGCATTTATAATACCATCTGGTGCAAATATTTTTGCATCCCAAAAAGATTTTACATATGCTTGTATTTTATTTTTACTTAAACAATCTGAAGCATCTTTAAAGTCATTAGGTAAATGCATTATCTTACATTTTCCTGGGCTAAATAATTCAGCTACTTTTAATGCTCCTTCTTTTCCTTGTTCATCATTGTCAAAATTTACAATGACATTATCAAATTGTTCTAACCAATCTAAACTATTCTTAACATCTTTAACTGCAGAAGTAATACCATTTTTAATACTAACTACTGGAGTTTCATACTTATCTGTCTTAAACATTTGATAAGCTGATAAAGCATCTAGTTCTCCTTCAGTTATAATTATATATTTATTTTTATTAAATAAATGTTCCCCAAATAATCCAGAGTGTTTTGTATTACCTTGTATACTAAATTCTTTTAGCTTAGTAAATCTAGTTTTAGTTCCTATTTTTGCTCCCTGTTTATCGTGATAAGGATAATAATGATTAGTTATATTACCCATACTATCAACCTTTACAGTCACACCATATTTTTTACAAGTGTCTGATTTTATATTTCTATCTACTATTTCAGCAAACTCTGATTGACCTACAAAATCTTTTTTTTCATTCTCTCTGTTAATTATTGTAGGTTCTTGTTCTAAATTATATTCTCTTATGTATTCTTGACATGAGAAACAATAAGCTGAGTTATC